TCTCATTTATAATAAAAAACTACCTGTTATATTTGGTACTTTTGTTTCTTTACATAAAGGGTTAACTAATTTATAGGGTTTAATCATAAGATTTTGATAATCACTGACTCATATTATAAATATTTTCAATTTTTTAAACCTTAAAGCTATAATAATCTGTGCTGACTTCACGTGAAGCATAATTATAATTAGGATTTTGTGGAATAGGGTCTGGAATAGTAACAGGTTTGTATCTTAATTCTTCTGGTTTTAATGCAAAAGCATAACTTGCTCTATCAAAAAACATGGTATTTTGAATTAGGAAATTGTCTACATATTGATAACGAATTGCTACCATTTGACAACCATATGTTCTACATAAAAGTCCACTAGGATTGGCCGGATTTATACCTTTATCTGGAAATACAATTGTTATATTTCTTTTATTATATTCGGTTAATTCATTCACATCAGGATTATTTTTGACATCATAATAATTATATGCTCTCATAAACATTGAATTACTAGTTAAATTTACATACTCTAAAAATTCTTTGTTTTCTAAAAAAGCATTATTAGTACCATTTATATTTCTCTCTACAATTACTATTATTTTATTCTGGAATTTTAATAAAGGGACGCTTCCTAAATTAGTGCCACTGTTTTCAAAACTGTATTCTTTACCAAGCATTTCGTTATCATATGATTTAAAAATGTCTGCCATTTTTGTATATATTGTTTGATTATTACTCTTAATACGTAAATGTATCAATATTGGGTCTGTTGGGTTTGGACACATTCCACCTGAAAAGGCATAATCCTTAATTGTTTTCATTGCTTCGGCAAATTTTACTGAATTAAAGGTTTCTTTAATATAAAAATTCTCTTGTGTACTCGTTGATATAACTGGTTCATCATCAACTGAATACACCTCAAAGTCTAAACAGCGTACGCCTTGCTTTATAACTGCTTTTAAATTACAAACATCAACAAAATCGTTCTTATATGAGCCTCCTGAACAGGCATTATATGCGGTTTTAATGTAGTAGTCATATAAATTACCAGAGCAATCGGGGTCATTTGAAGAAATTGGTCTTATTTTTCCATTAATAGAAGGATATAAACTATTCATGTAATCGCATTCTGAATTTTTTAATCTTCTCAAATAAATTATATATCCTATCATAAATATCAATATAATGAAAATAATGGCCATAATCATGTATGACACAAAATTCTCGTCCATTTGAGTTAAATTGCTTAAATCGGTCGGCATTATCTAATATAATATTCTTATTTTTATTTTAAAATTAAATAGGAATATTTAAAAGAATTAAAATGAAGAAAATACTGAACTATTAGAAATAATTAAATTATATTATAATGAATAAAGAATTAAAAAATTAATATATTATATACATAACATGGCAGGAGGTTTGTTATCACTAGTTTCAGAAGGCCAACAAAATGTAATATTAAATGGCAACCCAGAGAGGACATTCTGGAAAACAACTTATAAAAAGTACACCAATTTTGGGATGCAAAATTTTCGCCTTGATTATGAAGGTTCAACATCACTAAATTTAACAACTGAGTCCACATTTGTATTCAAAGTGAAAAGATATGCTGATTTACTTATGGATTGCTATATTTCTGTAGCAATGCCGACAATTTGGAGTCCAATATTGCCTCCTCAAGCGATTCCACAGGAAGACGGTAGCACAGTTTACACAGACTGGGCACCATACGAATTCAAATGGATAGACAATTTGGGCGCCCAAATGATTGAAAAAATTACTATTACTTGCGGTAATCAAAAGTTACAAGAGTATTCAGGACGTTACATATTATCATCAGTTCAAAGGGATTATAATGGACAAAAAAAACAATTATTTAGTGAGATGACAGGAAATGTGCCTGAAATGAATGACCCAGCAAATGCAGGAACACGTGTGAACGCATACCCTAATGCTTTTTATACTTCAAATCCTGCTGGAGCACAGCCATCTATTAATGGAAAAGTATTATATATTCCATTAGGAGCTTGGTTCAATCTAAAAACCCAGAACGCGTTTCCTTTAGTGTCTTTACAATACAATGAACTACATATAAGTGTGACATTTAGACCTATAAATCAATTATTTAGAATTCGTGATGTAATGGATTACAATAATAATTTTCCTTATGTTGCCCCTAATTTTAATCAATATTATATGCAATTTTATAGATTTTTACAAACACCTCCTGATGAAACATTAGGACCTACTTCATATGTTGATACAAGAACAAATTGGAATCCAGATATAAATTTAAATTGTACATATTGTTTTCTCTCTAATGATGAATCAAAATTGTTTGCCAAGAATGAACAGAAATATTTGATTAAACAAATATATGAAAGGCCTTATTATAATATCACAAACCAAAATAAAGTACAACTTGATTCTATTGGAATGATAATTAGTTGGATGTTTTATTTTCAAAGAAGCGATGTTAATTTAAGAAACGAATGGTCAAATTACACGAATTGGCCATATAATTATATGCCTGTAGATGTTACACCTGCGCCAAGTAGTGGCGATTATCCAAATCCTGACCCAGCAGGGTTTTCACCATTTATTGGACCAGGCACAAACCCTGACGGCACTTTATCAGGATTAATGATATCTGGTATTTATAATCCGCAAAATATGAAAGAAATTTTAGTTGCGATGGGCATTTTATTAGATGGTCAATACAGAGAAAATATTTTACCTGTAGGTGTATATAATTTTATTCAAAAATATACTAGAACAGACGGATTTGCTCCAAGTGGTTTATATTGTTATAATTTTTGTTTAGACACATCGCCATATTCATTACAACCATCAGGAGCTATGAATATGAGTAGATTTACAAATGTAGAGCTTGAATTTACAACAATAAACCCACCGGTAGACCCATATGCTCAGGTATTAACAATCTGTGACCCTGTTAGTGGCGAAATAATAGGTGTAAATAAGCCAACATGGCGCATTTATGATTACAATTATGATTTATATGTGATGGAAGAACGTGTTAATATGGTTATCTTCATTGGAGGCAATGCTGGATTATTATATGCTACTTAAATTTAATTTTATTTTACTACATTATGTAAGAAAAATAAAAATACTACTATAGAAATTGCCCTCTACACGTGAAGATAAATTGATGTTTTTCTTTTTCCCAAAAGTATTTTGGATTTTCATTTTTGGACATTTATAAATGTCCATTTTTCTATTTTGCAAAATAATGTTGGGAAAATGAAAAACGTGAGACCATAAAAAAATTTAAGCTCTAGTCACTGAAAAAAGTTTTTCAAAATTGTGACTGTAATTTAAAAAAAATTTATATATTTTAAAAATAAAAGAATTTAGGCACTATTTTCTGTTTCCATATATTATAGTGAAATGTCAACAAAACATAGTGAAAATAGTGAAAAACACAAATATAAATTTTGTTGCAATATATGTGACTATTACTGTAGTAAAAAACAACATCTTAAACAACATTTTATGACGAAGTATCACAAAATAAATGAAATCAACAATGTTTCCAATAGTGTCAACGAGACCATACCCCCAACAATTTTTAATTGTATATGTGGAAAATCATATAGGGAACGAAGCGGATTATGGAAACATAAAAAAAAATGTGATTATGAAAATAATAATAGTAATACTAATACTAATATAAATGATGATGAGATATCACAAATATCTCCAGAATTAATTTTGAGTGTTTTACAACAAAATAAGGAACTACAACAAATGCTTATACAACAAAATAAAACTATTATTGAATTATCTAAAAATAATGCAATAACTAATAATATTACAAACACAAATAGTAATAATAAATCATTTAATTTAAATGTTTTTTTAAATGAAACATGTAAAGATGCAATGAATATAATGGATTTTGTTGATTCCATTAAGTTACAACTATGTGATTTGGAAAAGGTTGGCAAAATTGGTTATGTAGAAGGTATTTCTAATATCATTGTTAAAAACTTAAATTCGCTTGATGAAACGAAAAGACCAGTTCATTGTACTGACGCAAAGAGAGAAGTAATGTACATAAAAGATGAGAATAAATGGGAAAAAGAAAATGAAAATAAGCAGAAACTTAGAAAAGCTATAAAACAGATTGCTCATAAAAATTCAAAAATGTTAAATGAATTTAAGTCAAAACATCCTGATTGTGACAAAAGTGATTCTATGTTCTCTGACCAGTATAACAAACTTATTATTGAAGCAATGGGTGGAAAAGGAGATAATGATTTGGAGAAAGAAGACAAAATCATTAAAAATATAGCAAAAGAAGTAGTTATTGAAAAATAATCCACTACATTATTTTAATTTAGTGCAGCATTAGAAGCTAATGGTCCTTCTTCAATAAACTCACCAGTTAAACTATATCTTTTTGGATAATTAGGCATATATTCTAATTGACCAGGTTTATATCTTTTATCAAATAATTTTTCTTGTTCATTAAAATCATCACGCCATACATTAATTCCATATTCGGCTTGTGGAGCCTTTGCGAATTTTTTTTTAGGAAATGTTTTAGACCTGGTACCCATATCTGTTGTTAATACAGAATATGTAGGAGTTGTTCCAACTGTTAATTTACCTGCATCGTCATTACCCTTAATGCAGTCTTTTTTATCAGTTTTTGATGATGTTGGAACATCTGGTTGACAACCGGGACAATCAATATCT